GCAGATTGTGCTGGGGGCGGCGGCCATCGTGGGGTCGTTCTTCACTGCCGGGGCATCAATGGCGTTATGGGGTTCAGCCCTGGCAGCCGGTGGTTTTTCTGCCACCACGATGCTGTTTTCACTGGGGGCCAGCATGATTCTGGGTGGTGTGGCCCAGATGCTGGCCCCGAAGGCAAAAACACCGGATTACCGCGCAACGGATAACGGCAGACAGAACACGTACTTTTCCTCGCTGGATAACATGATTGCCCAGGGGAACCCGATGCCGGTGCCTTACGGGGAAATGCTGGTTGGCTCCCGGCGAATCTCCCAGGACATCAGTACCCGTGATGAAGGCGGGGGCGGAAAGGTCGTGGTTATCGGGCGGCAGGCATAAAAGCGAAAAAATCCCGCAGTGCTCACGGACAGGAACTGCGGGAGCGTTACGAAGATTGAGTGTAAGGAATTATTCTTATGTCACGACAAAAACATTAACTCAGAGAGGGAGGATGTGCCGTTCTTTTCAGGGAGAAAGGATTTATCGTCCTGAGGAATAAAGGTAAGGGGCNAGTAAACGGGAGAGGTATTCCGAAAAATGGCAACGACGAACGCATTCAGCCTGGCGTCACCGCCACTGGCACGTATCTGCCTTCACGGGGATTTACAACGATTTGGCCGCCGCCTCAGCCTGTATGTGAACACGGCAGCGGAAGCCATTCGCGCCCTGTCGATGCAGATGCCGGGCTTTCGCCGTCAGATGAACGAAGGCTGGTACCAGATACGTATTGCCGGTGATGACACGGCACCGGAGGCGGTGTACGCCCGTCTTCACGAACAGCTGGGTGAGGGAACGGTCATCCACATTGTGCCGCGACTGGCCGGGGCCGGAAAGGGTGGACTGCAGATTGTGCTGGGGGCGGCGGCCATCGTGGGGTCGTTCTTCACTGCCGGGGCATCAATGGCGTTATGGGGTTCAGCCCTGGCAGCCGGTGGTTTTTCTGCCACCACGATGCTGTTTTCACTGGGTGCCAGCATGATACTGGGTGGTGTGGCACAGATGCTGGCCCCGAAGCCAAAAACACCGGAATACAGGGCAACGGATAACGGTAAACAGAACACGTACTTTTCGTCGCTGGATAACATGATTGCCCAGGGGAACCCGATGCCGGTGCCTTACGGGGAAATGCTGGTTGGCTCCCGGCGAATCTCCCAGGACATCAGTACCCGTGATGAAGGCGGTGACGGGAAGGTGGTGGTTATCGGGCGGCAGGCATAAAAGCGAAAAAATCCCGCAGTACTCACGGACAGGAACTGCGGGAGCGTTACGAAGATTGAGTGTAAGGAATTATTCTTATGTCACGACAAAAACATTAACTCAGAGAGGGAGGATGTGCCGTTCTTTTCAGGGAGAAAGGATTTATCGTCCTGAGGAATAAAGGTAAGGGGCCCGCCCCTTACCTGACTGATTATTGAATGATGCCGCAGGCCATTCTCGCACCACCACCGCCCAGGGGCTCCGGATGGTCATGATGGTTATCACCGCCAGCATGAAGCATGAGAGAACGCCCTTTAATCTCTTTTAATGAGTTCAGTCTCGGGGCCAGGACCGGGTAGTTCGCTTTTCCGTCATGCGTCACGAACAGCGCAGGGAGGTCGCCCAGGTGTCCATCCGGAGACCAGGGGCCAAGATGTTTGCCGGTGTTTTTCGGGTCAAAGTGACCGCCAGCCGATAATGCTGCGACCGGTTTTCCGTCTTTCAGTGCCGGGGCGCAATTTCCTTTTTCGTGCACATGAAAACCATGAATGCCTTCAGACAGAGAGTGAAGGGCTGGTGTGAACAGCAGACCGTAGGGGGTCTCCTGAATGGTTATTTTTCCAATGCTGACTTCTTTTCCGTCAGCACTGACAAGGTTCATTGGGACTTCCTGTTCTGCTGCGTATCCGCATGATGCTGCTGTCAGCATGGCAATGGCAGCAATGATTTTACATTTCATAAAACCCTCATTAATTCCGTTAACAGACTGAGCTTGCTGGTTACAGGGTAACAAACAGCGTTCTGATGATATCGCGCAATAGCTGTGCAATATCCTATCACTGCGATTAATAATACCAATTGAGAGGAACATTATGGGCAAAGGTGGCGGCAGGGCGCACACGCCTCGAGAGGCGAAGGATAATCTCAAATCCACGCAGATGATGAGTGTGATTGATGCGATTGGTGAGGGACCGATAGAAGGCCCGGTGAAGGGGCTGCAGAGTATCCTGGTGAACAAAACCCCGCTGACGGACACGGACGGCAATCCTGTGATACACGGTGTGACCGCGGTCTGGCGCGCCGGGGAGCAGGAGCAGACACCACCGGAAGGCTTTGAGTCCTCCGGAGCTGAAACCGGACTGGGCGTGGAAGTGACGAAGGCAAAGCCGGTAACGCGCACCATTACATCCGCGAACATTGACCGCCTGCGGGTCACCTTCGGGGTGCAGTCACTGTTGGAGACCACCTCAAAGGGCGACCGTAATCCCTCTTCTGTCCGACTGCTGATTCAGTTGCAGCGTAACGGTAACTGGGTGACGGAAAAGGATGTCACCATTAACGGCAAGACCACCTCACAGTACCTGGCGTCGGTGATTCTGGAGAATCTGCCTGAGCGGCCCTTTAACATCCGGATGGTCCGGGAGACAGCGGACAGCACCTCGGACCAGCTGCAGAATAAGACGCTCTGGTCGTCATACACCGAAATCATCGATGTGAAACAGTGCTACCCGAACACGGCGATTGTGGGGCTGCAGGTGGATGCGGAGCAGTTTGGCGGTCAGCAGATGACGGTGAACTACCATATCCGCGGTCGCATCATCCAGGTACCGTCAAACTATGACCCGGAAAAACGCACGTACAGCGGCATCTGGGACGGCAGCCTGAAACCGGCATACAGCAACAACCCGGCCTGGTGCCTGTGGGACATGCTGACTCACCCGCGCTACGGCATGGGAAAACGTCTGGTGGCGGCGGATGTTGACAAGTGGGCGCTGTATGCCATCGGGCAGTACTGCGACCAGACGGTCCCGGATGGTTTCGGGGGCACAGAGCCGCGGATGACCTTTAATGCGTACCTGTCACAACAGCGTAAGGCGTGGGACGTTCTCAGTGATTTCTGCTCGGCGATGCGCTGTATGCCGGTATGGAACGGCCAGACGCTGACGTTCGTTCAGGACCGCCCGTCGGATGTGGTGTGGCCGTACACCAACTGCGATGTGGTGGTGGATGATAACGGCGTGGGGTTTCGCTACAGCTTCAGCGCCCTGAAGGACCGCCACACGGCGGTGGAGGTGAATTACACCGACCCGCAGAACGGCTGGCAGACCTCCACGGAACTGGTGGAAGACCCGGAAGCCATACTGCGCTACGGGCGCAACCTGCTGAAGATGGATGCGTTCGGTTGCACCAGTCGCGGTCAGGCCCACCGTGCCGGGCTGTGGGTGATAAAGACCGGACTGCTGGAAACGCAGACGGTGGATTTCACGCTCGGGTCACAGGGGCTGCGTCACACACCCGGTGACATTATTGAAATCTGTGATAACGACTATGCCGGGACCATGACCGGCGGACGTATCCTGTCCATCGATGCCGCCAGCCGCACCCTGACACTGGACCGTGAGGTGACCCTGCCGGAGACAGGTGCCGCCACGGTGAACCTGATTAACGGCAGCGGTAAGCCGGTGAGCGTGGCCATCACTGCACACCCCGCGCCGGACCGGATACAGGTCAGCACCCTGCCTGATGGTGTGGAGACATACGGTGTATGGGGACTCTCCCTGCCGTCACTGCGTCGTCGCCTGTTCCGCTGTGTCTCCATCCGGGAAAACACGGACGGCACCTTTGCCATCACGGCGGTGCAGCACGTACCGGAAAAGGAAGCCATCGTGGATAACGGGGCCAGCTTTGAGCCGCAGTCAGGCACCCTGAACAGCGTCATCCCTCCGGCAGTGCAGCACCTGAAGGTGGAGGTGAGCGCAGCTGACGGTCAGTATCTGGCGCAGGCGAAATGGGACACGCCGAAGGTGGTGAAGGGCGTGAGCTTTATGCTTCGCCTGACCGTGGTCGCGGATGACGGCAGTGAGCGGCTGGTCAGCACGGCCCGGACGACGGAAACCACATACCGCTTCACGCAACTGGCGCCGGGGAACTACAGGCTGACAGTCCGGGCGGTAAATGCGTGGGGGCAGCAGGGCGATCCGGCGTCGGTATCGTTCCGGATTGCCGCACCGGCAGCGCCGTCACAGATTGAGCTGACACCGGGCTATTTTCAGATAACAGCGGTCCCGCGTCTTGCGGTGTATGACCCGACGGTACAGTTTGAGTTCTGGTTTTCGGAAACGCGGATTACCGATATCAGGCAGGTTGAAACCACAGCCCGCTACCTTGGCACGGGGCTGTACTGGATAGCCGCCAGTATCAATATCAAACCGGGCCATGATTATTACTTTTATATCCGCAGTGTGAACACCGTTGGCAAATCGGCATTTGTGGAGGCTGTTGGCCAGCCGAGTGATGATGCATCCGGCTATCTGGATTTTTTCAAAGGAGAGATAGGGAAAACCCATCTGGCTCAGGAGTTGTGGACTCAGATTGATAACGGTCAGCTTGCGCCTGACCTGGCGGAAATCAGAACGTCCATCACGGATGTCAGTAATGAAATCACGCAGACCGTCAATAAGAAACTGGAAGACCAGAGTGCAGCGATCCAGCAGATACAGAAGGTTCAGGTTGATACAAATAATAATCTGAACAGCATGTGGGCTGTGAAGCTGCAACAGATGAAGGACGGACGCCTTTATATTGCGGGTATCGGTGCCGGTATTGAGAATACGCCAGCAGGAATGCAGAGTCAGGTGCTGCTGGCGGCAGACAGGATTGCGATGATTAATCCTGCGAATGGCAACACAAAGCCGATGTTTGTTGGTCAGGGCGATCAGATATTCATGAACGACGTGTTCCTGAAACGCCTGACGGCTCCCACCATTACCAGCGGCGGTAATCCTCCGGCATTTTCCCTGACACCGGACGGAAAGCTGACCGCTAAAAATGCAGATATCAGTGGCAGTGTGAATGCGAACGCCGGGACGCTCAACAATGTCACAATTAATGAGAACTGTCAGATTAAGGGGAAACTGTCAGCCAACCAGATTGAAGGCGATATAGTCAAAACAGTGGGTAAGGCTTTTCCGCGGGACTCCCGGGCACCGGAGCGGTGGCCATCAGGGACCATTACCGTCAGGGTTTATGACGATCAGCCGTTTGACCGGCAGATTGTTATTCC